CGAGTCGTAGGCCAGGAGGTCGTTGTTCGCGAGGCTGGCGATGGCGACGTTGTGCAGCTCCTCCAGTTCGTACCCGTTTTGGATGCGCACGAGCATCGTGCCCTGATTGACGTGCGAGCGCTCGATGACGCCGACATAGACCAGATGATCGGGGGCCGAGGGCTTGGTCGAGGTGTATGTGCCCGCGACAGTAGGGGAGAGGTAGACCTGCGTACCCGCGGCGAAGGCGGACGTGTCCAGGTTCTCCAGAAGGCCGGAGGTCACCGCGTACCCGTTGGAGTTGTTGGCGATGTTCTCCAGCAGGACGGCGAAGGTCTGGGCCGAGGTCGCGTCCCCGTTGGCCTGAGCCTTGGTGACTGTCACTTTGTTGCCCGAGGCGCCGGTGACGTAGACCACAGTCCCCGCCGTCAGGGTGGCCCCGGTCTCGTTGCGCACCTGGTTGCGGACCTGCTGCGCGAAGGGGGTGACCCACGTCGTGTTATAGTCGGTCGTGTCAATTTTGGCGAGCACCTGCCCGTCGGTGCCGCCCACGGGGACACCCTGACCAGCCGCCCCGGTCTGGCCGGCAGGGATACCGAAGTTGAAGACCGCCGCGCTGGAGGTCCCGACGTTGGTGACAGTGGCCGAGGAGCCAGGGGAGAGCGTGGTCGTCGTGCCGGCCGCGATCGTCGCCGCCGTGCCGGGTAGACCCTGCGGGCCAGGCGTGCCCAGCTCGAGAGTAAGGGTCGCCGGCGCCGTGCCGAGGACGTCAACTGCAACAGTAAGGGAGGACATTAGTCGGTGACTTGGTCGATGATGGAGAGGCGGAAGGTCGTGGAGTAGTACACAGTGCCGCCGTAGACGAACTTGATGTCAGACCGGGCGTTGCCCAGGGAGAAGCCGGCCGTGGTCGAGGCGGGCAGGCTGGCCACGAAGGACAGGCCGTCCACCGCCATGGTGATGGTGCAGGGGTAGACCACGCCAGCCGAGTCGATGATGTCGGAGGTCACAGTCGTCGTGAGCAGGTTCGCGGGGGCACCTGCGGAGGGGTTATACGTGACAGTGGCCGCGTAGGTCGTCCCGCGCTTGAAGGTGACTGTGGTGCTCATCCTACCCTTGGCGGGGGGGTCAAACCTGCACGGGGAAGGCGCTGCCGTCCTTAGTGTAGCCCGTCCAAGTCCCGAACCAGTCCTCCAGCTGCGGGCCATAGTAGGGGGAGCCAAGCCACTCGGGAGGCTCGTCTTCGTAACAGTAATCGCCCTGATGGTTGACTGGGTAAGGGATAGTCGTCTGGCCTAGCAGGTGCTGCTCGACGACGAAGGTGCTGCCGTCCCAGGTAATGGTGGCCACCTTGTAGCGCTGGCAGTTGTAGTTGTACTGGTACAGGGTGCTGCACGCGCTGAAGGTGATGGTGGTAGGACCTTCAGGAGTGTCGATTTCAACCGAGGTCAGTTCCCGCACGTTGCGCACGATGATCTGGTCGTTGGACCCGTTGAAGTATCGGGACTTCACCTCGGCGTCCGACCCGTCAGCGAAGATGCCGATGTATGGGTTGAACGTGTCCGAAGGCGTACCACCGCACCCGAGGAGGTAGACGCCCCAGGAGTCAGACCCACCCTCGACGCTGGCCGGCTGGATCTGCACATACCCGCCCTTCTCCATGAGCGGGCTGTCCTTCTGGTCGGCGAAAGGCCCGACAGTCAGGCTGCCGGAAGGGAAGGAGAAGAAGCGCTGGATTTGCCCGCTCAGAGTCGAGAAGACCCACGCGTCGGCGTTGCGGTAAGAGCACCAAAGCACCGACCCCTTGCGGACCTGCACGCCGTAGCCGTAGCCCGTCGGCATGATGGTCACGCGGAACTGCTCCGGGTCGCCGACCAGCTGCGGGTCGTCGATGGTCAGGGAGGTTCCGGCCTGCCCGCTTACGATGCTGTATCCGCTGCCGGGTTGCATCAGAGAGCAGGATTGACCGCCTCAACCCAACCCTCGGCGGAGTAGCGGATGGTGTAGTTGATTTTGTACGTATCCAGGCCGAAGTCCTCGAAGTTCACGCTGGCCAGCAGGAGCTGGTTCTGGCCCGTAGTCGCCGGAGGAATGGGCACGCTCACCCAGGTGCTGCCAAGGTAGGTAGGGAGAAGGTCGGGCAGGTAGTTGTTCCAGTCTAGCGTGGACGAAGAACGGCCCACGGCCTCGCGCATGGCCAAGACGATGGTGTCGTCGTTGGTGTAGATGACGCCGGAGAAACCCGTCTGCGGAGAAAGGTAGGACTTGCGGCCGTAGTACAGGGGGAAGGCCGGGTCGAGGAAGCCGACGAACTGGCCACCCGTCCGCTGGGTGAAGTGAGCCCCGTTGGCTCCCTTGTAGAGCGTCCCCGAGTCGCTGGTCTTAGCCTTGAAGGTGCTGGCCTCGTAGATCGGCGCCGTGACTGTGCCCGTGCCCACGCCGGCGATTTCCTCGGTGCCGACCACCGCTTGGAAAAAATTGGGGTGGGTCTCGATAGGCTCCGACGTCGTGCTGACCGCCCCGCTCACATTGCAGTCCGTGGTAGTGCCGGCCGAGTACCCGTCCAAGCTGATGCCGACGTAGTCCGCGTTGATGGTGATGATGTTGTTGGGGCCGTGCAGGACTTCAATTTTGTCGGCGAACATGAAGGCCGAGTACGTCGCATCTGGGTGAGCATCACCACGGGCCACGGGGAGCGCGGCGCCCGTCATCGTCTTGTCGGCCTTGAAGACACATCGGCCAGTCCAGAGGCCGTAGCCGTCGTTGCGGACAGTGTACCCGGGCTGCAGGACCTCGGTGGTGAGCGGGTTGCCTTTGTTGATAGGGGCCATGGGTTAAGCGGTCTTGGTGTAGTCCTTGTAATTGACCTGGGAGGCCATGCCCCCCGTCTGGTCCTTGGTGAAATCTCCGGGCGAACCGGCGGCCGCCGCAATCACCGCCAGGTATTCGTTGGCCGTCTTCTGCAGCTCGATCTGGTGGTTCAGCATGGTCATGTGGGGCGAGTTGCCCACGCCGAAGACGGAGTTGTCGCCGGCGAAGACCCCGACAGTGGCGGCGGCCTTCTTCTTCTCAGCTTCGGCCTTGTCGGCGGCGGCCTTGTCCTGCTCCTCTTTCAGAGCCTTCTTCATGTCGGCCTCCACGATCTTGGCGACCGCGTCCTGCACGTACTTGAACTTGGCCAGCGCCGCCTCGCTCATGCCAGGGCCTTCGTCCCCGGTGGCGGCCTCCTTGAAGAAGTACTGACGGCCACGGGGGTCGCGCTTCAGGAACTCCTCGGTGACAGTCTCGCGGGCGGTGGCGGCCTGCTCTTTCTCCTTTTCCGTGCGGAGATCAACCTGCAGCTTCTGGGCCATGTACCGCGTCGTCGGGTCCACAGGCGAGGCTTTGAGCTCCTCGACCTTGATACCGGCGGCGAAGTCCACCGCGTCCTTGGCGTCCTGCCGGGCCTTGGCGATGGCACCGGAGATAAAGCTCACGGCCTGTTGCACAAGCACCATCGGCGCAAGGAAGCCCATGAAGAGGTCTTTACCGAACTCGGTGAACTTCTTGCCGATGGCCTGCGTCTGGCGGTCCATCTCGGACATGGCCTTCTTCGCCTTGTCCACCTGCTGGGGCACGTCGGAGGTGCCCTTGATGCTGTAGTTGACGTCCGTGCTCATCCTACCCTTGGGAAGTGGTAAAAGCCGCCATGGCTTCCTCGTCCTCCGTCGTCAGTAGGTTGACCTCAACCCCCTTGAGCCCGGAGAAGGTCGTCGATAGCCAGATGGCCTGACACTCGGGCATCGTCCAGGCACGCTCCTCAGGCACGCCGTTGCTGATCAGGTTGGCCACTAGGTTGAGTATCCAGGGCATGCCGCTCACGCGCTGCTCTAGTTTGCCCGTGTCCCAGAACTTGGGCCAGTGGGACTCGAGCATGTAGGTCCGAAAGGCCATGCAATCGTTGGCCAGCTTCACCTCGTCCTTGGCCCATATGTAAAGCAGGGCCTTGTCTTTCCCAGTCACGTCGTCGATGGGCAGGCCGGCGCACGTCTTGATGGCCGCGAGCATGTGCCCGGTGCTATACTCGGCCGCTTCGACAAAGGGCGAGTTGATGGCGTGCAGCCGTACGCGGTGACGCAGGCAGAAGGGAGGCAACCGATACCCGAGGAAGTCGACTTCCTGCGGATCGGTGAAGGCTAAGGCGAAACGGCGGTCCACGCCCTACGCTTACACGTAGGAAGCGATGCCGTCAACCTGGCGGAACTTGATGCTGACCCGGACGAAGTCTTTGTTGCTGCCCTTTTCAGATACGGCCTCCACACAACCAGTGATGCTTTGCGAAACGCCCACGTCGGTCTTCAGCGCAATCGTGATGGTCGCGCCAATCTCCGGCATGTCCGTGGTCTTGGCGATACCTTCGACAGTGCCGGTGCGCTCCACGCCGTCGTAGCGCAGGGTCACAGTCACGCCCGTCTCGTCGGCCACCTTGTCGTTCAGCTCAAAAGCCTTATCGACGCTCAGGCTCTGGCAGATGAAATTGCTGATGCCGGCCTGCGCGGCCACGCCGTACAAAACCGAAACGCCTTTGAGGATAGCAGCCATGGGTGGTTCTTACCCTTGGCGGCCCGGTCAAGGCGCAAGGACGCAGAGGACCGACACCCGCAGGACAGTCGCCCAGGCACCCGTCTGCTCGTCCAGCCCCTGGTCTTCCGAGACCACAGTCACGTCGTAGAGCAGGGCGTCCCCTTGGGTCGAGAAGGTCGTCGTCATGGCCGTCAGGTCGGAGAGGGTGGCCACCATGGCCGCCGCCCGGGCCCGGTGGGTCGTCAGGGTCACGTCGTTAGCGTTGTCGTGCAGGACCGCCCGCACCTGGCAGTCGTAGTTGCCAAGGCCGTCAGGTAGGCCAGCGGGAATGTTCACTCCCGTGAATGTGGCTTCGGCCTGAAGCATGGTCACGAGGTTGCCCTCGACGATGTGGCGGATGCTGGATGTGCCCATAAGTGGTTAACGCTTTGATGCCTTGTCTGCGGCCTTCTTCAACCTTTGTTCCAGGTCAAGGCGCAGCTGCTTGTAACGCAGGCCGAGGACAGTGCTTTTCACGTCCGCTTCGGTGCTGACCTTGTTCATGTCCGCGATGCCGTTGCCGATGACCAGGGAGAAGACGTCCTTAGCCTCGAGCAGTTGAATGTACCCGGCCTGCCCGGCATGGCGCTTGATGTAGTTCGGGATGCCCGAGGTGCCGAAGTTCGCCTTGTTCTCGCGGCTCGAAGGCTTGGGCAGGCCCATTAGGACCTTGTACCAGCCAGACTTCAGCTTGCCAACAGAAGGCGCACGGCTCGCCACGTACTCCTTGATGGCCTCATCGTCCTGAACTAGCTGCTTGTCGCGCCAGTTGCGGAGCGGAGACTTTGAGCGTCCACCCACCAGAAAACGACCATTGAAGCGCTTAAGATGCGCCTCGTGGATTGGTCGCAAGTCTTGAACATAACCGACCCCAAACTGAGTGCTCCTGGCGATGGACCGGGCAAAGTAGTTCTTGGCCTTACGGAAGGCCCGCTCGTCGTCGTAGTCGTTGGCGATGGCCCGCAAGATTTTGGTGCCTTTCTTCAACACAGACATCTTAGCGCCATCCAGCAGAGATCGGAAATCAGAGGGAGAACCATACCGCGTAGAATAGGCCAGTTGCTGGGTGACTAGCAAAAGAGGCCCGGACCCTTTCCCGTTTACCGCGGTGTAAATCTTTCGGACGTCGCGGTTGATGGTGTTCTCGCCGGCCTTCTGGGCCTGTTGCTTGAGGCCGTTGCCCTTCGATCCCATCGGGGGAGTCAGCATCATGGATTCGC